GTACAGCATTGATGACAAGCGCAGGATGAAGGCAGTGATCCACGAGATCAGCCAACGCATCCGCACCTGGGCGCCGGACCCTGGGCAGGCTCGCATCTGTCACCTGGCCATCAACGAAGTGGCTGACAGGCTTGCGAGGGAGAGCAACGAATGAAAGCCCTAATCGACACCGAGGTGTACCTCTACCGCGCTGCCGCGGCCTGTGAATACGAGACCGAATGGGCGCCGGATGACTGGACCTACCTCTGCCGTCACGGCGATGCGCAGGCCCTGTTCCAGGACGCCATCGGCGAAATCCGTGACACCCTGCCCGATCACGATCCGGTGCTGGTGTTCAGCGATCGGCTCACCTTTCGCTATGGCGTCTGGCCCCAGTACAAGGCCAACCGCAAGAAGTACCGCAAGCCTGCGGGCTATCGCAAGCTGGTGGAGTGGGTCGACAAGGCTGCGCCTGCTCGCGGCTGGGAGGTGCGTCGACTGCCTGACATCGAGGGCGATGACGTGCTCGGCGTGCTCTACGAAGAAGGTGACGTGATTGTCTCGATCGACAAAGACATGCTCACCATCCCCGGGCTTCATTTGCGTGATGGCGAGATCCTCGAGGTGAGCAGGCTTGAGGCTGACCGCAGCTTTTACGGCCAGGTGCTGACCGGAGACGCCAGTGACAACTACCCCGGCTGCCCTGGCTTTGGGCCGGTGACAGCGCAGAAGGCCCTGGCCGGCTGTTCAACAGAGGTGGAGATGTGGCATGAGGTGTTGAGGGCCTACGAGAAGAAGGGGTATGGCGAGCCCTATGCGATCACCCAGGCCCGCTGTGCACGCATCCTCAGGGCTGGTGAGTATGACTTGACGACTGGGGCTCCCTTGCTATGGAGTCCGCCGGTAGCCTGAGCTTGTTCTGCACTGCTGCAGTGTTCCAGCCCATCGTTACCGACGAGCTGATCGAGAAGCTACGGGGCGTCTTTCCTGATGTCCCGAGTCGATCAATGTCCCATCGGGAGATTGATCACTGGATTGGCACGCAGGAAGTGATTGGCTATTTGGTCAAGCTGCGGGAGGAACAGCAGTCCGATCCGCTCAACCTGGAGGAACTCTGATGTGCTTCGGGGGAGGTGGAAGCAGGGCAACGATCACGATGCCCAACACCAGCGCCTACGACCGCCAGGCCGAAATGCAGCTGGACCTGATGCGTCAGCAGCAGCAGGGCGTCATGTCCCTGAAACAGATGGAGCTGAACCAGGCGATGCAAGGCCAGGAACAGTCTTTATCTGAGCTGCGCGACTACAAGGTTCAACGTGCCAATGAGACACAAGCCAATGCTGCTCGCATGGCCGCGTTGATTGGTACGCCTCCGCCGGATCGCACGGCTCAAGCGCCTGTGGTTGGCACTGACCGGGAGGCCATGGTCAAGCCACGGGGCAAGCGCGGCCTTCGCATTGATCGTGTTGGCCAGTCCACCCCCACCAGCCAGGGCGCAGGCACTGGCCTCAACATTGCCACCTCCTAGCCATGTGTTTCGGATCTGCACCTCAAGCACCTGAGATCAGGTACGTCGGCCCCAGCGAAGCTGACATTGCAGCCAACAACGCTGCGTTGGAAACCTATCGGCAGCAGTCAATGGCCCAGCAGCAGCAGTTTGCTGATTCGCTGCAGACGCAAATTGATCAAGCCAATGCGCAGGCCGAGGCACAGCGCAAGCGGCTCGAGGAAGAAAAAATGACTGCTGCGGCCGAGCTCGAGGCCCAACGAGTTGGCGCCGCGGCGGAGACCGCTGCTCAGCGGCAGGCTGCCTACGCCGTCACTACCACAATGACGGAGCCGGAGAACGCGCAGACGACTCAGGCACCCAAGGCGAAGGACAAGAACAAGTCCACCCTCAAGATTGCGCCCGGGGCCACGGCCATGAGCGCAGGCACTGGCCTGAACATTGGAGTCTGACCATGTGCGCAGGTAACGCTGGCCGGCGACAGCATCACGCCAATGAGGAGGCAAAGCGTGAGCAGGAGCGATTGAACCAGATCGCTCGTGAACGCCAGGCTGAACTCGACCGCCAGGCTGCAGCAATGCAGGCGCAGTCAGCAGCTCAGCAAGCCGAAATGCAGCGGCTGCAGGCTCGCCAGCAGCAGGTGATGGCTGACCAGCAACGTGCCGTCGACGATTTACGTGTCGAAGAGCAAGCGCAGCTTGCGCAGATCGAACAAGCGCGCAAAGCGCAGGAGGCACAGATCACGCAAGACCGTCTGACCACGCAAGCCGCGTCGCAGTCTCTGCGCGTGTTGGCCGGTCGAGACGCTCAGTCCAAGGCGCCGACCGCCCCAATTTCGCGCCGCGGGTCGGAGCCGCGCGTCAAAGCCACTTCAGCAACGCAAACCCTGCGCATCGGCTCGTCGGGCCGTAGCGCTGGTGTCGGCGTGAATATCGGAGGCTGACCATGAGCTGCGAAAAGCGTTACCGCGCCCTGGAATCAGACCGCAACTACTACCTCGAGCGAGCTCGAACCGCCTCGCGGTTGACGCTGCCCTACTTGATTCCGCTCAGCGACGAGCCCTACCCCAACGACAACCAGACGTTCCCGCTGCCGTGGAATGGCATCGGTGCCAGGGGCGTTCACAACCTGGCCAGCCGACTGCTTCTGGCGCTGCTGCCGCCGACCGAATCGTTCTTCCGCTTCACGATCGACGAGATCGAGTTGGCCAACGTCGAGCAGCGGCTGATGGCTGCAGGTGCAACGCCAGAAGAGCTCGGCAAACAGAAGAGCGAGTTTGACCTGGGGCTTGCCAAGCTCGAGCGGGCGGTGTTGCGCAGCATCGAAACCAGCAACGACCGCGTGGCCGTTCACGAGATGCTGCTGCATCTGATCATCTCCGGGAACGTGCTGATGTACGTCTCGGACGAAGGCCTTAAGTGCTTCCACCTCAACCGCTATGTCTGCCGCCGGGACTTGATGGGCAACCCGGTCGAGGCCGTGGTGTGCGAACAGCTCTCGGTTGAGACCCTGCCACCCAATGCTCGAGAACTCCTGAGCGAAGAGGACGGCGAAGTGGAAGGCATCGTCGATGACGACCACACTCCTGAGTACGAGCGTGTCGTGCGGCTTTACACCCACATCGAGTGGAAAGGGAAGAAAGTCAATTGGTATCAGGAGATCAAGGATCAAGAGATCCCTGGCAGCAGGGGGAGCGCCAGCTTGAGCGAATCCCCCTGGCTGCCGCTGCGCATGTACCGAATCGACGGCCAGGGGTATAGCCCCGGCTATGTCGAGGCGGCCTGCATCGCTGACTTGCAGACCGCTGAAGCCCTCAGTCAGGCCATCGCAGAGGGCTCGCTGGTCTCCGCCCAGGTGAAACACCTGGTGAAACCGAGCGGCATCGCCAACCCCAAGAAGCTGGCTGAGGCACCGAACGGGGCCTACCTGCCGGGCAACCCAGATGACGTCTTCACCATCCAGGTGAACAAGGCTGCCGATCTGAACGTTGCGGCCCAAGGCCTGGCTCGCATTGAAGCGAGGCTGTCGCAGGCCTTCATGCTGGCCGACGTGCGTGACAGCGAACGCACTACAGCCGAGGAAGTGCGGTTGCAGGCTTTGCAGATCGAGAACTCTCTTGGCTCGATTTACGCCATCCTCACCACTGAGTTCCAGCAGCCCTACGTGGCACGCAAGCTGGCGATCCTGACCCGCAAAGGCCGGCTGCCCAAGCTGTCTGAAGATTTGGTCAAGCCTGTTGTGAGCGTCGGCTTGGCCGCTGTTGGCCGGGGCAATGATCTCGAGAAGACTGCCCGATTCATGACGATCCTCCAGCAATCGCTAGGGCCAGAGGGCATCGCCACCTATGTGATGCCGACCGAGTTGATTCGTCGACTGGCCGGCGCCATGGGCATGGACATCATCGGCCTGGTCAAGACCGACGAGCAGCTGGCCGCTGAACAGCAGCAGGCACAGCAGGCAGCAATGGTTCAACAGGCAATGGCGTCCGGCATGGCCGACCCACAGAAGTTGGCCAATGCCGCCGCCACCAGCCAGCAGATGGCTGAACCCCAACCCACTGAACAACCACCAGCATGACGACCACAGCAGGCCCTGAGCTCCAGGATCTTGTGGCCCCTGGCCAGGAAGAGATGATCGACAGCTTCCTCGAGGAACTCGAGCAGGAGCAGCAACAGTTAGACACGCAGCCCGAATCAAACGATGACGGCGAGGCTCTTCTGGCCGGCAAGTTCAAGAGCACCGAGGAGCTTGAAAGGGCTTACCTCGAGGCGCAGAAGCTGATCAGCCAGCGCGGTCAGCAGCCTGCGCCGAGCGAACCTGAACCTAAGGCCACGATCACACCCGATCAGTACACGCCAGAGCTGGGCAAGCAGCTCTACGGCGACACGGTGGCGACTGCCATCGAGGCCGCAGAGATCAACCCGCTGG